ACAACAAAATATTTAATACCGCTGTTCGCACCCTCGGTGATCATAAAATCCAGCTCCAGTTCAAAGCTGCCAAACTCTTTCTCAGTTACAATATCGCCGCCATTTCTTGATTCGGCTCCTAAGAGCGGTAAAACCAAACGTATAAAAAAGAAAATAGGGAATATGGGTGGAAATGACTGATAATAGTGGTTTGCAGAAGAAAAATAGAAAAAGAGAAAAAAAAACAAAACGTATAAAAACGTAAAAAAGCCTTATTTTTTGATAAAATAAATTAAACGATTTTTAATAATAGGTTAATTTGTGGTAGTTAAATAGGCTTTTAATGAGAAAAAAGCTATTTATTACCCCCTGAAAGCAGGTTGATCAGGCGCTGCTTATCCTTAAGCTGTGCGTCTTTGCCCCTTATTACCTCCCGGAGAGCCTCTATGATCCTTTCTTTTTCTGCAAGGTTGATATTATGATATTTTTCTTGCTTATTCTTGACTAAATCAACCTGTTCGTTTTGAGAGTATTTAGGATTTTTAGGCAGATTATTTTTAATTAGGTGTGTATTTAGGGAGACATTTAGGGAGACATTTAGGGAGACATTTTCATCAAAAAAGAAATTATATGAAATGTTATATTTTCTTGCAATAGAATTTATGACCTCAATGGTTGGTTTAAATTTATCAAGTTCAATTTGCGAGATGACACCCCTGGTTACACCAACAGCATTAGCAAACTCTTTTTGACTTAATTCAAAATAATTACGCAACTCCTTAAACTTCAGACTATATTTCATTATGCAATATTTTAATGCAAAAAAATGCAATAAATTCTTGCATTGTTATATATTGTTGCTATATTTGCAATTATAAATTAAGACAAACATACACAATAAATGTCAAAAATCAAGTTTCCTGAAAATATAGAGTTAGCTAAAAGACTCAGACTCGGCGATATCAGGATTATAGCGAAGGCAACCAATAGATCGCTCTGCCAGGTGCGGCTGATATTTTGTGGTCGACGCAGACTTACCCCCAGGATTAAATCAGCATACGAGATTGTTATAAAAATGAATGATGACATGGAGAGGGCTCTGAGTGAGGCTATGGCAAGTCAGAAAGAGAATTACCACAAGAAACATCCCAAGTTTATACATAACCAAAACTTACAGTAATGATTAAAAAAACAGTCAGACTCGTTAAAGATAAACCTGCTCCAGGAGACAGGAAATCGGTAATAGAATACAGGATTTGTGGTATTCTGATATATAAAAAAGAATTGTTTCATCCAACGGGCGAAGGAGAGGTGATATATTACAGCTTCTGAATATAGGGCATAAACCCGGAGGCCTCCTGGTCCAATTCCTTTGTATATGATAATTCTGAACGCATGGCGGAGCGCTTTTTAAGAAGATCTTTAACCTTCTGTAATTCGCGGTAAATAACATACTGATTAGCAAGAACCTTAATGAGTAATTCATATTTTTCCATAACAATTAGAATTTAATGAAACATAAAAGTAGTTAAATAATCAGAATGGATGAAGAACTGTTGCTTGATTTTATCGATACCTGGAATAAAAAAAACCCTAACGAAAGGTTGACACCTTATATTATATCGCTGGTGGGCAGATATTTTAATATGGCAAAAAGCATGGGTTATGATATGGCATTGAATGATATTAAGAAAAAAATAAAACACCTTGAAACAAGCAAGGGAAGCATAATGACAAAACAACTATTCGGATTAATGAAAATGGACAATATGGCACTTTTTAAGACAGCGGCAAAAAATCTAAAAATCGGCGACGAATGCTGGTTGAAAGACTATAAAACGCCCTTTATTGTAATTGATAAAAATGAAACGGCAGTAAAAATAGAGCACAAATTGAAAAAATATATAAAGAGGCTATCACCAGACTGGCCCGTGTTGCACGAAGATATAGATAAGGCTAAACTTTTAGGACTATAACAGATGAAATTCATAGATAACACGTTGTATATTGAGTTTAAAGAACTGGTTTCTGTGGGTATTTCAGGGGCTGCAATTAGAAAGGCAAAAAACAGAAACAGTTCCTCCTGGTCCTTCCTGCAGGATCCCGACGACCACCGAAAAGTGCTTATCGAATATGAAAAGCTAAAGTCAAAATACAAGAAGCTGGTAATCGATAAGCTGTGTGGCGGTCTTAAGCCTAATGAATATTTCAGCACACAGGCAATAAACCGGCATCTTGTAATTAAGCAGGGAGACATGGAATTCATTCAAAGCGAGACGGGCTTGCGTAAGGATACGCGAGCGAAAGCCGTCGAAGCATGTAAATACTTATATCTGCTTGAGCGGCTCAATACGGCAACACTAAAAAAGAAAGCTTTCCCGAAATGGACGGTAGATGAGTTCTGGGATAACCTGATCGCTCACATTAAAGCAAACAAGACATTGAATAAAGGTGGCAAAGCGGGCATTAATCTATCGTCAAACCGGATCCGGCTAACCAATTTTGCAAAAAAATACTCACAAGACGGTCCATCGGTGCTCATCAGCCGGCGGATGAATAATAAAAACAGCTCAAAACTTGGAAAAACTATTGAAAACGGCAAACTAAGCGTATACTCAAAAGACCTGTTTACACAGCAAATGTCTCTCCTTCTTGAATTAAGAGCCAACCTGAACAATTTCGATTACGTTCAGATAACAAAAAAATACAACCTGGTTGCACGCGATTTGAGATACCCGGAATTAACATCGAGACAGGTTGAAAGCATACTTTTCACCGGTGAACACAACCGGATCACATCCCCGGGGAGGTATGGTGCAGCATATTATTATAATACACAAAGCATACAGGCAAAGCGCCGGCGACCGGTAATGCCCCTGCAGTATGTTACGGTAGATGGCTGGGAGGTTGAGCTTTTCTACCAGGAAAGGGTTTATGACAGTCGTGGCAATTCAAAAATGTTATATGACCGCCGGCTAAAGGTTGTTATAATCCTCGACACCTTCAATAATTACCCTCTTGGGTATGCTATCGATGACCAGGAGAGCGCTATCCTTATTAAACAGGCTATGAAAAATGCGGTTGATCATGTTCACAAACTTACAGGCAGGTATTATATTCCTTACCAGATACAAAGCGACCATTTTGCTTATTCCGAAATGAAATCATTCTATGAGATGATGAGTCATGTCTTCACGCCTGCCCGCGTGGGTAATGCAAAAAGCAAGGTGATCGAGCCATATTTCAGGCATATAAACAAAACATATTGTCAGATGCTATATAACTGGAGCGGCTTCGGCATCACATCCAGGCGTGAGAACCAGCCAAACCGGTCCTTAAAGGATAAAATCAAGAAAAGCTTCCCTGACCGCCCGGGAGTTATCAGGCAGATTGAGAAAATCATAACAAGCGAAAGACAGGAAAGGATAGATAATTACATGCCCGCGCTTGAAAAAGCTAATAAAATGACATTGACCGATGAAAATTATCTGCGATATCTTGGTATCCAGCATAGCCGCACTGCAAAGCTTACCGGCAGGGGTTTCATGATCACGATCGGGGGCGTAAAAATGACTTACGATTCTTTCGACCGGGATTTTCGCAACCAGGATCACCGGAGCTGGCAGGCTTATTATGATCTGATGAATCTTAGTAAAATATTGGTTGAAGCGGATGATGGCAAATACCGGTTCATCCTGGATGAAAAATATGAGCAGCCGATGGCGCTGAATGAACAAACGGCAGAGGACCGCCGCGAGCTTAAAAAGATAAAAGATTATAACAAGGCAGATGAGCAGGCTATAGCCGAAGCACGGGCTGAAAACATAAGGATCCTTGAAGATATGTTTTATGATCATCCGGAACTCGAGGATATACGTAAACTTACAATGTTCACACAGGACGGACAGCAGAAGAAACTGCTTCAGGAGGCAAAGGGCATCAAGGCGCTAAAGCCGCCTAAACGAAAAATTAAAGAAGAAGAGGAGGAGAGCATAGAGGAAAAGCATATGAAATACCTGGACAGAAAAAATATTGATATGACAAAATATCTATAAGAAAAACCCCGGGGCATGTAAGTGCATAACACCCGGGGCTTAATAATAATCTAAATACAAAGATATGAAATTAAATTTAGAAACAAAAACATTAATCAGCGACGCTATAAGAACATATAGCGAAGCAAAAGGCGTTTCATTGAACGAAATTGCCCGCAGGTCAGGTATTAACCAGGCAAATATTTCGATGATCGTGAACAGAAAAGGCGATGTAAAGGATCACTGGTATTACATTATTGCTGAATTTATAGGTTATGCGATAAAAAAGTCATACTGGCAAACGGTTGAGACTGCACAATTCAAGTCAATAATCGCACATTGTGACGATGCCAGGCGAGATGGCAAAAACCGGATATTGGTAGGTGAGACCGGTAGCGGGAAAACCTATACCGTCGATCGCTATATACAGGCTAATCCCGGCAATACATTCAAGATAAGGGTAAGTGCGGCGCATCAGCTTAAGGATATTATACATGAATTGATGACCGGCATGGGACTGGATGCAGTCGGCAGGCGTGTTACAAAAATCAATAACATAGCCAGGCGGTTTCAGTATTACCAGCTTCAGAATCTTGAGCCGCTGTTGATCGTAGACGAGGCTGAAAATCTGCGCCTGAATATGTATAGCATGATAAAAGCGATATACGATCAGCTTAACGGAATTTGCCCGGTTGTGCTGCTGGGAACACAGCAGATCATTACACAGATTGACAGACTGAGAAACAATAACAAAATAGGTATGCCGCAATTTTATCGCAGGTTTAAAGCCGGTATCAGGGAGCTGCCTGTTATAGACAGGACCTATAAACAGTTTCTGGATGGTATTATCGATAATGAGCTTAAGAAATATCTCCGGATGCTTTGTGATAATTACGGCGAGCTTAACGATTATCTTGAATTTGCCCTGATGGAAGCCGACCGTCAGGGTCAGGATCTGACCATGGGCTTGTTTCGCGAAATATATAATATAAATAAGGTAGCGGTATGAACCTTAAGGATGAATATGAATTTGTTTGCCCGCGTTGTGGTGAAATTAATCTGACCGAACCAATTCTGAACATGCGTATCGGACACAATTCGGGTTATGCTAGCTGCTATAATTGTAAAGAATTTCTATATATCGAAATCTCGAATGATGATAAAATGATAGCGATGGAATACAATGAGCACCTTGAAGTGCTAAGGAATCTGATTAAGGAAGAATTATTATGAAAGCAATAACCGATAAAATAAGGCTAAAACAGAGGCAGGAATCGGTAAGCAAACGCTTTATGAACCTGCTTTCGATAAGTGAGGATAATTATCACATGCTGCATTACGATCTTACTTTTGCCTGGTTCAGGTATCACGAATATTTCGAAGTATCAGCCAGACAGTTTGTTTTTTCCAAAAGCTATCATAAATGGTGGAGCTATATTCTTATGATGTTGGAAGAAGTAATGCTCAACGATTATGAAAACTCAGACCTGGGGTCCCGGAAGCTTAAAGAATTATATATCGACAAGGTTCTCGATCTGAACTACCGGCCCAACACCACCCTGGCACTTAAATGCAGGCAGGAGTGCGAGGAGGCTATGCGCAGAAATCCATCATTGAACAAAATGAAGATATACAGGTAATAACATTTAAAAATCATTTAAATAAAGCTATATATAAAAATCTATCATGAATAAAAAAGAAGAATGTGAAAAGCTGCGTGGTGAAATAATAAGGTTCAAAGAAAGATGCGACCAATACCTTAAATGGCTTAACGACAATACAGATTCGGCATGCTTCAACGAAATGAGCAGGCATTACAATGATATATGTTTCAAGCTTCAAACAACCAGAGAACGGCTTAAGAGCATCAGCTCGGATAATAATAAATATACAGCCTGGCAAAAACCTTTTGAACATAAATACATTTTTTAACTAAAAATCTTTAGAAATGAAAGAAACAATCGACATCAACAAATTATCTGAAGCCGAGCTTCAGGAAGCGCTGCGAAAAAAGCAGGCAGAGAGGCAGGAACAACAAAGACTTGCACGGGAATCATATGAAGCCGAACGCGATACTCTGGTAAAAAACATGGTGAAAGAGGCGAAAGATCTGCACATGAAAATGATTGGTTTTAAGGCACAAACCATCACCAGACTTGAGAATTTCCGCGATACCGCCAGGAAATATGGCGATATCCGAAGCAACAGCAAGGGTGGGTTTGCTTTACGAAACACAGATCAATCAATGAAGGTTTCATATGATCGTAATACGAAAAGCGAATACGACGAACGTGCAAGCCTGGCTGAAGATCTACTAAAAGAATTTCTTGTAGACAAAGTAAAAAAGAGAGATCAAAAGACTTACAGGATGATAACCTCATTGCTCACACGGAATAAGACAACAGGAGAATTCAATCCTGTGAGCATAAATTCCCTTTTGGCAATCGAGGACAATTACAGCGATGAGCGTTGGAAAAAGTCAATGAAGCTTTTCCGCGAAAGCTATAACAACATTCTCATCAGTATGAGCGTGAGCTTTTTTGTGAAGGACGATCAGGACAAGGATCAGGCTATACCGTTAACTTTCGCATCTCTTTGAGATATGGATGTAATTGATCAGAACAAACTTTTAGATGCCAGCTTCAATCTGATTAAAGCAAGATATAATAAAGGCTGGATGGTTTATGTTAAGACACCCGAGCATCGCGAATGGCATATTTACAAAAAGATCGGCAGTAAAGCAAAACTTATTAAGCTCTTAACTGATCTTCGTAAAGAGTTTACATACATAGATGTATTTAATATTTTAAATCAACTAAAATGAAACTGAAAACATTCGATCGCACACAGAGTAAATACAGATTTATAGATAAACCTGCTATTAGTTTTAATTCGGCAGGCGTGATCCGGATCAATAAATGTGCTTCTGAGCGAATTGGTCTGAAAAGTGGCGATAAGATGAAATTTTACCAGGACGAGGATAATCCTGAAGACTGGTATGTGGCAGTGGTTCCTAAAACCGATGAGCTTGGATTGAGAATCAGGCAATCCAATTCACAGATTGGTACATTTTGTTTAAATAGCATTGCAGTGGTAAAGAATCTTTATGAATCCATAGGCTTCAGGGGAAAAACGATCAAATTTCAACTAGGATCCGAGCCTCTTCGAGATTACAAACCTCTTCAAGATTATTTGTGGGCAATTATAACCGCCATGGGAAATAAAAATAATGAGTCATGATCTGGATAATATTATCGTTTTCATTTGGTTTTATAGCTGGATTTTTGCTGGCTATAATATTGGCAGCCCACAGCGTTTACCGTGCCAAATACCTGGATGGTGCCGGATTGGAATAAGATCATCAGGAGGCTCACTAACCCGCTTTGGAACAAGCCCGGGATCGTCCCCCGGGGTGGGTTCAAATTTATTAATTAATGAAAATTTATATAGCAAGTTCATGGAGAAACCAGCATGCTGTTGAAATGCTGACGAAGCTTTTGAGAGAGAAAAAGCATGAAGTTCTTTCTTTCGTTGAAAACAATTATAGTGAAAATAATAATCACGGCACAAAAAATTTTGACTTTGAAAAATGGGTAAATTCAAAACAATCTGACAAATCATTTAAGTATGACACTAATGGAGCAACTAAATGTAATTTGTTTATTTATATAAGTCCCGCCGGAAAAGATGCTGCTGCACAATGTGGAATGGCTTGGGCAAGAGGGATTCCGATGTTAGGTTTATACGCAAAGGGAGAAGATTTTGGATTAATGAGGAAAATGTTTACTGGGTGGTTTGAGAGATATGATGAATTACTGAATGTAATAGAAAAATACTTTAAAAAGTAAGATTAATTTTTAAAATAAAGTTATGAAATTAAAGATTTATGACAGATCGAGCCAGGCGCTTAAATGGAATAAAATTGATTCGGATAAATTCAGGAGTCTGTATCCCGATATTTCGAATAAGGAATTAGCTAACCTGTTCGGAGTATCCGAATCTTCTATAATGAACTGGGCCACAAAACTCGGTATTAAAAAGTCGCAGGAATATATGAGCAGGGGCCCGGGACAATTCAGAAAGGGGCATCAGCCATGGAATAGGGATATAAAAGGGATTCACTTAAGTCGCGAAACTGAATTTAAACCGGGACACATACCGGCAAACACAAAGTATAACGGTTGCATTAGCCTTCGCATCAGAAAGAGAAGAGATGGAAAATATTATTTCATAAGGTTAGATAAAATGATCTGGATACTGTATCACAGGTATTTGTGGGAAAAATATTACGGACCTATTCCGGAAGGCAGGATTGTGGTTTTCAAAGACAGAGATACATTAAATGTATGCCTGGAAAATCTTGAATTAATTACCAAGAAGGAGAATATGGATAGAAACCGTAATTATGAAAAGTCGTCCCGGAAAATGAAAGAAACCTGGAAAATTGAAAGGTTACGGGTTAAATACGGATTACAACAACAAACAAAATTAAGGGTAAATAATTGCTACTGATCAGGTATGACAAACGAAAAAAAACATAAGCTCCGTAAAGCCCTGTTTGCAAGGTTCAGCGCCCTGGGTATAACCGACAGCCGCGAGCATGTTGTTTTCAATTTCACCCATGGACGCACAACAAGCACCCGGGAGCTCGAACCCTGGGAAATGGCAGAGCTTATCGAGAAGCTGGGCGGACCAAAAATAAAGGATTCCGATGATTATAAATGGGGAATGTTCGACGAATGCAACCGGCAGCACCGGTACATACTAAGCCTGTGCTACCAGTACAACTGGACTACCTGGAGCCGGAAGCTTGGGAAACAGATAGCCGATATCGAACGCCTCGGACGCTGGCTTAAACATTACAGTGCGGTTAAAAAGCCACTTGCTATGCAAACCGGCAAGGAGCTGCAACGCACAGTATTTCAGCTCGAACAAATGGTTGTAAAACAATATAATTAATATTGATATGATTACTGACAAACAACTCGAACAATGCGGCTTTATTAGCTCAACCGAAGAAGATCCTGTAAATAAAAACAGGTATGTAACCTTCAAAAAAGGTTTTTTGAAAGTTCGGCAGGCCCATATTTACAATTACAAAACCAAATCATTAATAAAATCCGATCCAACAGTAATTTTATGTGTACCCATCATCCCTATAGTGAATAAGGATTGTATGCCAATCGATGCTGTATGGGACAAGAATGTGCCCCTGGATCACATCAAAGATATGGATCAGCTCATACAGCTCGACAAACTTTTAAATGATAATTAATGACTTACAGACGCCTACTCAAATCAAGAAAAGGCAGGTCAGGCGACCTTATTAAAATGCGTAACTACACGCTTATTAATATGTATTATTACTATACCGAGATCAAGCGTCTGCGTTACGACTATACCATCGAGGCGCTAAGCCGGGACTTCTTTATCTCAGAACGAACAGTTCAGAACGTGATGAAGCAGCCTGAGAACAATAAATTACTATCGTCCATATATGCTAAAAGACCATCGATAAGCTTGATCATCAAAGAATGCTCCCCGTTCCACATAGAAATTTTAACACACGAAAAAGAAAGGTACCTAAAATGAAATATTATATTTATAAACTAATCAGCATTGTAGCTTCCCGCTATTATAAAACTGTAGTGGCAATCGAATACCGGTGGTTCAGGCTGTTCGGTCCTCCTGTGTGGGGTGTGCATCCCAGGTATCAGTTATATGCACACAGGCATATGCGCAAAATGCGCAAGCTCGCAAACCAAATGGTAAAATTCCTGAGGAAAAATATCAGAAACCGGGCATCGTTTAAAAGGGCTGTAAATATTTATAACTTCAAATGGCAACGGTACTGCGACAAACAGCTCAATAAGTACCGCAACCTCGCCCCCGACCGGGACGGATTTAAACGATTCATAAATAATCGTGAAGGATCTATAAGGAAAGCCGGTTATGGAAAATAATTGTACTACAACTAAATTTGGAAAACGATATCCGATGTGTAAAGACCAGCCTGCGCAAATCGACTGCAGAAATACTGATTGTATATATCATTGGAACGGAGCTTGCATAAATGTTTCGCCGGCAATAACATTAAAAGAAGGAAAAGTAACCTGCTGGAGCTTCGAGAAACATAATCGCAAACCATAGCCGCTTGCGAAAAAAGGTAAAAAGAATATTACATCCGGCAATGAAAAATCTGCAATATAAAATAATATTTCCGGTTACAAAAGAAGATATTTGTATTATGTGTCACTGGTCATCAGGATGTGATGGTTGCTGTAAAAAATGTAAAGATCAGTGTAATGCCTGCCAGGCTTGTGCTTTGAATGATAAATTCGAATATCTGCAGTCAAGATGGGAAGCCTGGAATTATATAGATTTTTAAACTAAAACAACAAAATTATGGCAAAGTATTTTTCAAGAATTACAGCCGATTACTGGACAATTAAAAACACGGCACACAAAGAGATCAGGGCTGTTGCCCAGGACATGGACCGCAGGATCATCGATCATACACAGGTTATTGCTTTCGGGCAGGAATTTGCAACCCGTATTGATGAAATTAATAAACAGAACCGAAGGTGTAAGGATCTACCCCTTGAAGCGGCAACATCACACAATAAAATTGATTATTACTTTAATGTTTCCGGGAATTTTATACTCTACCTGTTTAAAGCAAAGGATTAAAAAAGCCGCTTACCAAAAATAGTATCTTTGTATAAACTAAAATCTTTAAAATTATGGCACATTTTTTAATTACTAGCGCATCAATCGCCGATAGGCACACGGAACCAGAAAGATCTCAATTAGATCCCAATTATTTCGAAAAATTAAAACAGGAAAAAATAAAAATAATAATTGAACTCGAAGGAAGCGGTAATACACGAACAATACAAGAGGAACACATATTAAGCGAAATATTAACACGCCTGAATACTATTTATTAACTAAAACCCTTTATCATGAAAAAAACAATCATTTTATTATTAGGAATTGTATTGACATTAAATGTCAATGCGCAATGGTATTTTAATTCATTTGGAGTTACAAATATCAATGAACTTAATGAAGCTCAATTAAATTTTGCTTTAGAAAAATCAACTAAAACAGTTGAAACAGGACAAACATTAACCTTTGTTGGTTCAGGAGCAGCAATTTTAGGTTATATTATATATGCTGCTTCTTTGAATAAAATAATTACGGATGATTACGGAAATGTATCAGAAAATGTTAATAAATCCTTTGCAGGAGCAGCCATAATGTATGGTGGTATTATAACGGTAGGGATAGGTATTCCTTTATGGATTAGCGGGACAAATCGAAGGAATGATATTGAAATTGCCTTGAAAAAGTATGATTCTGCTTATTTAAATGGAATAGGAGTAGGATTAAAATTCGCCTTTTAATTCCTTCATGGACATACTTTATGAACAAATTTGTTTTAAAGTAATTTATTTATTACATTTGCTCTCGAATGCATTAGATACGAGAGTATCTTAGTTAATTATTTTTATTAATAAGAGGCCCGAAGGGTGCAAGCGGAAGGGAACAACCGCTGTCCTGATCTCGTATCAGTGCATTCACACCCCACCCGGGCCTCGCTGTAATTTATTGAGACATGAATGCATCAAAAGAAAAAGCCGGCAGATTACTGCCCGCCGTGTTCAGCTACGGCGAAAATCAAATGCTGAGAGCCATAATGATTGATGATCAGCCATGGATGGTTGCAAAGGATATCTGCGACAATCTTGGTCTTACTCATTCAAAAGATATTGTAAGAAATCGTTTGGATGAAGACGAAAAGCTAAAGCGACAAATAGTCGCCTTTGGTCGTACCCAGAGCCGACTTGTTTGGTTTGTAAACGAAAGCGGGTTTTACAACCTTGTCTTTCACAGCCATAAACCTGAAGCAAAAGCCTTTCGTAAATGGGTAACCAGCGAGGTGCTGCCGCAGATAAGACAGACAGGCGCTTTCACGGCTGACCGGGATTCCGGAATTAAAAACATGCAGGAGCTGGCAGATAAAGCTGCAGGTATCGCCGGCAGTTATAATAAGCTTGGCGCATACCTTGGCATGTCAGCTGCTTATTTCACTTTCCTGCATAACGATCCGCAAAGCTTAACCCCTGAGAGAGCCAGGCGCATGAGGGAGGGTTGTCTGCGTATTATAAAAAAAGGGATTAGCACTAGCGCACCGGATCACAGAACCACCGGGCTATTGATGCAGGTAGAAGATAAGGATTTGCGTATTGCCTTGTGGAAAAAGTTTAAGAAAGGCGGACTGGTATGAAGCGGCTTAGTAACGAATCTAAGGGTAAAGTTTGCCACCTGGTGGAGGAGCAGATATTTGCCTGCTCCGATCCGTGCGACTTTGCCGAAACCCTCGACGACCTGTTTTTTTGTTATGCCAGGTACGAATTAACCTCAGGCATCGAGCAGGAATATGCCGAAACGGTTATTTACCACGTGGAAGTGCTCAAGCGCTTTTTTAAAGCGCTGCAGGTACTCTGAAAAAAAGCCCCGCTGGAATATGGCGGGGCTTTTTTTATCCCTCCAGGAACGTCCGGTATATCACCTGGAACACCTTTATGGCATCGTTGCGCTTCTCGCGCACGGTCCTGATCCGTAGCAGCCCGGTATACACTGCTCCGTTTCCGCTGAAGTTATCCAGGGCAGTATGAATGCTGTTCAATATCTTAATGCGGTTCTTGGCAGCCGAGATGTTATCCACCAGGCTGCTGGTCTGTTCGGGCATACGAAAACAAACTCTTATCTGCATCTCAACCTGCCCGGTCTGGTCTTCCGGGAAGCTTTCCCATTCAATATTGTTCAGATCGATAAGAGCAGCCGGCCAGCTCGGCAGCATAAACTTGTCATAAAAATCTATCTGCCCCTCGTCGCTGTCGATATACTTCAGATCAGCCACCTGGGCTTTCAGCTGCTTGCGTATGTCATCATATAATTCTTCCATAATATTCTGTTTTATAATGTTTGTTTCATTCTAAGGCATCTTTAACTATTTGACAAATTTCAATAACAGCATTATCTTGCTCTTTTGCTAATTCCAAATCAAAATTACTAAAATTTTGCTCACCAACATCTTCAAGAATATATTGAATGTCTGATAATGCTTTTCTTAATTTGTCTTCTTCACTCATTATTTTTGTTTATTTTATTACTTCAAACCACTCCTCAAACCACCCCCGGTTTTCTTCTACTATCTCAATAGATAGCCGAATCCGGTCAAATTCATCACTATACCATCTGCTGCCGTCAGGCTTAGTTACTTTTGCCCCTTCGCCAAGCCCCGGCATATCCTTTTTAAGTTTGTATATTTTTTTCATTTTCAGCTTAGTTCGCGTTTAATAACTTCTTTTACCATCTTCGCCAGGGTCTGGCTAACGCCCATGAACTGCCTTTTTGGTATCTTCACATCGAGCCTGGCTTTTTTCGTCAGCGCTATAGCCTTGTATTTCTCGCTCTTTGTCTCCATGTATCTTGCCCACGCCCAGCCCCTCATTTTTGCAGTAACCCTGGGATGCGTCGTTCCTCCCAGGTTATGTACCCGGGCATAAGGCAATCCGGTGCCTACTATCACGTAGTCCGGGGTTGTACGTACTATGCGAGGATCTCGACGCAGGTGCCCGCTCCCCTTGCCTACCAGTATAGCCCTGCCTGCATCCGTATTATCTTTCCTTGCCGGCCATTTGCTTATGCCTCCGTTAGCAAAGCCCTGGCGTTTGAAATTATCATCGATAAACTTCAATGCCACCGCCCCCATCTTAGGAGGCAACAGGTTAAGCTTATTGGCAAAGCGCCTCTTTATCTCGTCCCACCCGGGCTCTACTTTTATATACTGCTCGTTCATTTTCCTTTTTTTCGGTAAAAAATCCGGATTTCGCAGGCCTTGCAGAAAAACGGCTTAATCTAATGACTTCTAAGCCACTATCTCAATCCGCCTGATACCTTGATATACCCGATATCGACACTTTTTCATTTCTTCTTAATAAAATCCTTACCAAGATCGCTTACCTTATCGGGCGTTTTCTTAAAGTAAGGACTATCGTCCGAGAATGCCTGGCGTGTTTTGCCTGAGTTAAAATTGAAAGCGTCAGGGACATCGGGCACACCTATTTTCGAAAGGTCTGTTTCCTTAGCCTGGCTGTAAGGCAGCTGAATTGGTCTGCAACGGCAGTTCCAGTCGTTTGGCGGATAATATTTATCCCAAAACGGATCGCTAAACCTTTTCACAACACCGTCGAGCGCAGCATGATCATCGCGTGTTTTATCGTCCATCACGGCGCTGTATTGCAGGAAGGGCATAGAATCGAAATTCTCGCTCATGTCGTTCCATTGTCGTGCCGTCTGCGACGAGCTGAATGCGGTGTTGTACTCGGTGAACAGGTAGTTCTTGTTATACTCCACATTCAGCAAGTTAACTGCTTCCATAAACTGGCTGAAGCTCCGCCGTCCACCCTCGCTGTTCAATATCAAACCATTAATTTCCTGCAGCTGCTGATAGTTCTTTGCAGCGCTGAACCGGTATACATTTTTCTCTATATGCTCGAGGGTTTCTTTATCTGTCAGGGCATATTTTGTCCTGATGCTTTTTGTCCTGGCGCGTCCATACCCCCGGCTCATTGCCTGGCTCAGGTATTCACCTACCAGCTTCACCATTTTTTCGTCTATTAAGAAATCCTGTGCCAGCTTGCCCTCGTAAATGAGTTTTGCCAGGCGGCGGGCTTCCTCATCGAGCTTCTTCGAAGTGTTCTTCAGGCTCTTGCTTGCCAGCGTGATCAGCCCCGGTTCCCTCGCCGGGGCGTAGCCGAAAAAATCCAGCAGCTTTACCAGCAAACCCCGGTCCTCATCCTTCAACTCCTTTTCTTTTTTACCTTCTTTCTCTTTTACCTTCTTCTCTTCTTCTTCAGCCTCAGCCTTCTCTTCCTCTGCCTTAGCCTTCTTTTGTACATCATAATCAGCAGGCTTAGGCACCCCGTAAGTCTCATAAAAATAATCATCATCGATAGGAATGAACATAGCAAGCCTTGTATCTATTTCGAGGCGGTCTTTTTTGCTAAGACCGTCGCTGGAATGAAAGGTCCATCCACCCCCTTCGACCGGAAAGCCGTGGGCTGCCAGGATTGGGGTAAGCTTCTCGGTAAGCACCCGCAACACAAACCTGCGATCGGCTGCATAGATGCCAAACTCGACGCCCTGGTGAATGATCCCCTGGGCATAACCGCTTCCGGAAGTATCCTTGGTAGTCATAGTCTGTCCCAGGATCAGAACAGAGAGCGCTTCATCGCAGGCATTCTTAAGCTTCTCGTACAGCATACCGCTGCCGCTTGTATTTCCCCATTCAAATGTGAGATCTGTCTCTTTCGGTGTTACCACGTAAGCAGCCGAACCGGCTTTTTCAAGCGCCGCTTCGAGCGCTTTACGGCTCTCGGAATCATGAGTATCATATTTGCCATGGCGGAAAGGCATGCCGAATATTTCGGCAAACTGTGCCCAGTCGCCAAAATCGCCACGCTTATATATTACGTACTGTGCCGCCTTCAGCAACAGTCCGAAATTCTTAGGGTTTCCGACTTCGAGCAGGTATGGTTCATATTCCGGCAGCCGGTAAGGATCACCAAGCATATCAGTTTGATTTTTGATGATATGTCCGTTAACCGGGTTAACATGCTTCCGGGGTATCAGCTCTATATCGTTATTGCCAAAATCGGTCCATAGCAAAGAATGCCCCCAGAATTTGCTGTTCATTATCTCGGTAAGTATTGTTTCGAAGCATGTCTTCTTTATGAGATCCCGAATCTCTTCAACTTCTTCACCATCTTTCGTGAAAAGCAGCGGGGTATTAAGAATAGCATTGATACGGCGATCCATCACAGCTGTAAGGTGTCCGTCTAGATCTATCTCGAAATACAGATCGTATAATTGCCTGCGCCTGGGGTTTATTCCTTCGGCTGCCTTCAGGGCATTTCGCCAGCTTTCGATATCCTGAACTGCCCGGTGGACAGGACGGATTATTATGTTTTGAATTACCGGACTTAATTTAGAGCCTTGTGAGGCTTTTTTTCGTGTTGCCATGATGTAGGATACCTAAGTTCTATTTAAGTTGATTACGTGTTCAATTAAACGGGATTTAAACGGGTGTATCATAGTGGGTTATACCCCGCCTAATAATGATTTTCTCTTTTCTTATTGCTTCCGTACAGAACCGGATCGTATGCAGCCTGCTCTGAAGTGACCGGCAGATCAGGCGTGATGGTGTTTTTAGCCACCAATTTCAGCCATTGAATTGCCTTGTCGTTTGCATCTTTTACCGTTTCGGTAACTTCAACCGATACAATTTTGTGGATCCGGAAAATTACAATGTCTTTTAAGATTGAAAGTATCATCTCGTCACGTTGTGTCCCGGTTTTTTCAAATATAGTTTCAACGTCAAAGCGCTGATTCAGATAGCTTTTCACTTCCGCGATAGACTCGGAAATAATACTGGGAACTACCGTTGTATCATCTTCAATTATTGCATTTATTATTTCCAGCCGGTCGTGTGTTATTAATTCTGATTGAGTTAAAAATGCCATGATCTTTACCGTTTAAATCGTTTAAATCACTGAGTATCAATATCTTTTTTTACTCGGCTTTCTTTTGCCGAATTTCATCGGCGTTGAAAGCCATATTTTATTATTGATCATCCATACTGCTCCTTCGACAGCATCCGGACCATCATCGTGGGAGCTCATCCCGGGAGCCATTGCCTTGAATTGTTCCTCCAGGCGTTGCATATGCGGGTTTTTCCGTTCGGCTTCATTGAGCCATAATTTTCCGTACGAGTTCAATGGCTCGAGCAGGCTTTCGATCCGCGTGAACTTATCGGGCTTTTTCCGGTGGTCGCCTTTTATCGGTACCACGTTGCCAGCGATAAGGCCTATCTCGACAAATTCGTGTAATATAATATCCTGCAGTGCATTTGCTTCCATATAATAATATGCCGCGCTTTCTCCTATCAGCTCCATTATATCATAATGCCACCTCACCATGTTAGCGGTAGTTGTTTGCTCGACAAATGCTTTGATGATATGGAATTCATCTTTCCATTTGCCTACTAGTACGGTAGCTTTGAAATCGTTTTTCCTGCTCTCTTTGAACGACGGATCGGTATAGCAAACAAGCATATAATAATCTTTCAGGGGCCTCGCTTTTTTCCAGTTCATTTCCTTGAATACCGAACCTTCCGTTATAGGATTGTTGAAATATTCCTTCTGCCCGCTGGCATACGATATCTTGCTAAGCATGTAATTTACGCGCATAAGAATATAACGCTCCTTCCAGGACGGCTGTCCATGCTTGTCAAGAATATTGATCATCTCGTAATCATCAGCCATACGCGAAGCTTTCACTATACAGCTGTTCTTGCTGAGTATATTGCCCACAAAAATGAATCTTTTAGCACCGACTATCGACATACACGGGAATAAAGCCTGCTCGATCCATTCGAATTTTTTATCGATACGGGTCTGATTTCTGCTTTCCTCGTCGGTATCGATATCGTCGATCAGTATATAATCCGGGCGGGCTTCCTCGTTGCGGGCACCACGCGGGCTCTGACCTGAGCCTATGCCCCTGAAGCTGCATCCGCCATTCGTTATAAACCTGCCCATCTCCCAGTTGCGTAAGCCTTTGAATACGCCGTAGTCATTCATCAGCCGTTGATTTGATTCAAGGTTGACCATTAACGGCATCAGCAGCTCATCGGCATTGTCTTTTGAATGACTCACCAGCAGCATATTTTTCATCTTCCCGGTGGTCATGAGACAAACCGGCAGAAACAAACCGGCGATTACGCTTTTTGCATGCTCCCGGGCCCAGGCACGCACTATATAGATGGTATCGTTATCGATTACCTTACGGGCAAACCGTTTCTGAAAAGCTGCAAATTCGGCAGTGCAATACAAAGGAAAATAGAACTTGCAAAACTCCGTGAAATGTTTCTCCAGGCGCTCGATCCTGACATGTTTTTCCTGCTCCCCTTCAACCGGCAGAGGCGTGGTACGTATCAGATTTCTACGATACTGGTCCCACCGGACAATTGCCTGTTTGTCTTTCAGTTTCATTGCTACTTCATTTTATATTTTATGTAGCCGTCCATCCATTCGATAATCTCCTGGGCTTTTGTAATATCTACTGTGCGCAGCCACTCGGTAAAATCCTGGAACACGTCGACTATATTGGCTATCGATACCTCTACTTCGAGATTCCGTGCAGCGCTGGCGAGCTTGCTTATTATATCTGCCTCTTTATTATTGCAATGCTTCTCATCCCTGCTCATTATGTGGTCGTTCAGGTTGCTGAGCTGTTCGTATATTCTGTTAAGCTCCTCTGCCCTGGTAATAATAAGACGGCTTTTCTTCTCTTTCCATCCATCCTGGTTTACCCAAAAGCTGATGGTTTTCTCGGCAACATTAACCTTTGCAGCTATTTCACGCTGGGTCATCGATGTTTTCAGGAATAGGATCTCAGCCCATTCCCTTTTCTGTTTCCTGTCGAGCCTTGGCATCTTGTAATTTTTGAATCAAAGTTCATAGATATACTTTGAATTTGGAAAAAAAAGTTACATGATAGGCCTAAAAAGGGTCCTAAAACAGGTCCCTATACCACCTGTCATGTAACTTTTTTTTGGTAAATTGATTAAGCTGTATCAATTTTGAATTGAATTTCAATCAATGTCAGGTACAACACAATGCCAAAAAGCTTTGTTCTAATCGACGAAAGTCTTCTGAGCCCGGGGTTCTGGGTGAAAGTGAAAGGTATCGATCTGAAGCAATTCAAGCGCAACCCGGTTATGTATTTCATGCATATACGCCCGGGTGAGTATGAAAACAGCGGCAAAGATATGTTGCTTCCTATCGGGTATTGGGATAATATAAGGGTTGAAGATGACCAGGTGCTGGCAGATCCGGTTTATGATGATAAGGATGAGTTTGCCGTTAAGATTCGCGACAAGGTTGATTCAAAAGTAATACGCATGGCATCGATTGGTCTGCAGCCTGTTATATGGAGCGAAGAAGAAAAGGATATTAAGCCCGGCCAGCCGCATCCTACATTGATAAAATCGATAGCTATAGAAGCATCGATAGTCGATCGTGGAATGAATAACAATGCATTGAGATTGTATAACGAAGATAATTCTGAAATAAAACTTTCTGACAATACTTTACCTGTTATAAAAACTATTAATCAAACACAAACGAAAATGAAAAAAATTCTGCAATTTTTTAAGCTGAATGAAAATTCCGGCGAGGATGCTGTTCTTCCGCTCGTTGAAGGACTTTCGAACGAAAATGACACTCTTAAGGCAAAGATAACCGGGCTGGAAGCAGAGGTGCAAACCTTTAAGGATAGAGAAAATTCAACCAGGAAAGACGATATAACAACCCTGGTTGATAAAGCTATTGCCGACCGGAAGATCCTGACAGGACAGAAAGATCAGTATGTAAAACTTTTAGAAGCCGATTTCGATACCACAAAGGCTTTGCTCGATGGGATGAAGGGTGTGGTAAAGCTCGGTGAAGGACTTGGTGATAGTGAGGATACGGAACATAAAGACTGGAAGTGGGACGATTATCACACGAAGGATCCTGAAACCCTGGAGAAAATGAGAGATGCCGATCGGGATAATTATATCAGGTTGTATGAAGCTAAGTTCAAGAAAAAGCCCAACCTGAAAGCAATTGTGGTTGCATTGATTCTCGCTTTGTTTCTCGCGATAGGCAGCCAGGCACAGACAATCAATTATCCGTTCGGCTATGCCGAGGAACAAACGGTTACTACCGACACCACGGTTCTCGACTTTACAACCTCTAACCAGGTGGTTTTTGTCACTGTCGCTGATGTCGATACTAATATTACCGTAACCTGTACACCGGCGAGCGAGATGCGTACCGGTGCCCTGTTATACCTTCAATTAACAGCCGACGCCACAGAACGAACTATCACTTTTGGCACAGGATTAACGGGAGCTGCAGCAACTCATGCTGCGAGCAAAACAGTTATATACACCTTTATATACCGAAGCGGTTACAAGCTGCAAAGCACACAGCAAATCGATTAACTTTTTTTAACATAAAAAACCAATTCCAATGAAAACAATTCTGAATCTTTTTACGGTAATTTTCTTTTCCGTCATAATGGCTCTTACCGGGGCCGCGTATGGACTCGATCCCCTGGCAGTGGGTGGAACAAGCTTTGCCTTATCCTTTATCTCCAGGCCGGCGGGTATTCTGTCTATGGCTATCCAGGTAGAGATCTGGCAGGAATATATTGTCGGTAACCTTTTTAAAGATAACCAGTTCCTGACATACGCGTATAGCGGCGATCAGTATGTGATGGCAGGCAAAGTAGTTCATATACCCAATGCCGGAGCAAAAGCAACTGTAGTGCGTAACAGGAGCTCATTGCCTGCAGCTGTCACTCAGCGAACCGATGTGGATGTTACATACAGCCTTGATGAATTCACTTCCGATCCTATTCTGTTGACCAATGCAGAACAGGTTGAGCTGAGCTACGATAAGGTCGATAATGTTCTGGGTGAGCACGAATCCGCCGTAAGCGAAACCCTTGCCGACTGGATGCTATACAAATGGGCGCCAACCGCCACCGCGCAGATCCTCCGTACCACCGGCGCCACTACCTATACTGCCCATGCACCAAGCGCTACCGGCACACGTAAAGGCTTGATCATGGCAGATGTACGCGCAGCGCGTAAAGTTATGAGCAAGAATGGCGTTTCTAAAGATAACCGCTTTGCAATTGTCGATGCCGATATGCATGAACAGTTGATTGCCGATATGGCTCCAAGCACTTACCGTGATTTTATTTCGGGCCACGATCCCAAGACCGGGGCTATTGGTAAGTTATACAGCTTCGTGTTCTTCGAGCGCGAATATGTGATGACTTATGATAATGCAGCCCCTCCGGTACCGAAAGAACCGGGAGCAACCGGGGCAACTACCGATAATGCAGCCGCACTTTTCTGGCAAAAAGATACCGTAGAGCGTGCAATCGGAGAGGTTAAGTTCTTCGAGAGACTGGATGATCCTACCTATTATGGCGATATCTATAGTATCCTCGTACGTGGTGGTGGCCGTAAACGCAGGAATGATCAAAAGGGCGTTATAGCAATAGTACAGGCAGCAGGAGAATAATAATAAACCAACCAGGATAGGGTGCTGGTTGACAACGGATCGGACCATAGAGAAGGTCCGTCACCAGCACCCGTTAGTAAAAAACTTATAAGCAATGACAAATAAAAAACAGCCGGTAAACCCCGCCAAATCAGCCCAAAAGCCTATAGTAGACAAAGAAGTCCAGGCTGCAGCTGACAAAATAGCTGCCGATAAGGAAGCCGCTGACAAAAAGGCTGCTGAAGAAAAAGCAGTAAGGGAAATAGTTGAAAAAGCCGTCAGGAAAATAATTGAAAAACGGGAAGCAACCTTGCCCGAAATCCTGGCTCGCCTGGAATCCGAACCGGCTACCAAACCGGAACCAGGGAAGGAGTACAAACCGCCCGAGAAGGTTAGCGAACACATCAGGTGGGAGGAAGCTACAGGAAGCGATACTGCAAAGGCTAAGGGCATTGAGAATATCCCACCTCCCGAAATAGTCGAGGTAATGAAGGGAACTGCCGAACGGCTTTTCGAGCCATTGAGACGTTTCTGGAAGATCCCCATCGCTGTGATCAGTTTCTACCGCTCACCGGGGACAGACAAGGCTCTGAAAGATGGCAAGGGCAATTTATACAAGAGAAGCAAAAAGGTAAGTCAGCACACTAAAGGTCAGGCTATCGACATCGACGCGCATGTTTTTGGAAATATATCGAACCGGCAGATATTCGAATATATACTTAATGAACTGGTATTCGATCAGCTTATATGGGAGTTCGGCACTGATCAGGAGCCCGACTGGGTACATGTAAGCTATGCGCCCGGCCCGCGCATGCAGGTTCTGAAATCTTTGAAGGGCAATTTAGGAGTGGTGAAATACATCAACATGAAATCATGGAGATGAGAGAATGGATACTCAGCGGCGTAACTACCGGACTATTCCTTATAGCCTGGTTCAGTGTACGCACCTGGGTAAGCCGGACTAACCTGAAAATCGATAAGCTTATTGAAAAAATAGAAGTCCTGGCCGGGATCATGATTAGCCATAAGGAGCAGCTTGCATCTATGACCAGGCGCATAGGGTTGAATGAAAAAAGATTGAACGAACACTCTACACGTATACGAAAAATCGAGGAAACGGATGCCGTACAAAATGCAAAAATCAACAATATAAAAACATAATAGCATGGGACCTTTAACCTGGCTTACAAAAATTATAGCGGGCAGCGAAAAAGGCATTATTGCCGATGTGTTTGAAGGCATAGACAGCCTTACAACCACCACAAAGGAAAAGGAGGAGCTGAAGCTTCAGACTGTGAAAATGTACATAAACGACCGGCTGAGCGCACGGCAAATGTTTATGGACGATAGCGGACTGCAGAAATTGTTTGCCATCACTTTCCTGGTATTCTACCTGGCTCTCACCGGGATTATGGTCTGGATAGTTTTCAAAATGGCATATAATAACCTCGATCTCGAAACCTGGGCAATTACACTTATCTCGACAATCTGGGGAGGCATGAGCGCCAAGGTGAACACCATAACCGATTTTCTGTTCGGCAGCTCAAAAGGCAGCCAGGAGAAGACGAAAATTTTCAATAACAATAATAAGACCGGATAATCATGGGAAAAATAATAGGACGCTTATTCGTAACCCACATCGGTGCTGCCGGAGGTGAAGCGGTTATTGCCGTTCAGGACTCGACCGACATTGAATTTAAGAACGACCTGCAGGAAGCGATCGTTGTGAATGATGCCGGCTGGGAATCGTTTATAGACGGCATAAGAGGCTGGTCAGCGAATGTTAACCTGAAGTACGACCAGGCTAATACACATATCGACAGTATTATTGAGAAGATAATAGATCCTGCTCAGAGTACCGATTTAACCGTGTTGATAGGGCAATATGCAGTTACCTCCGATATTGCCTGGGAAGGTATAGCTAAGATTGCGAATGCCAAGATAACAAGCCAGGTAAAAACCACCGTTACCATGAGTCTTGCCCTGCAGGGTACAGGAGGTCTGATAAAGAGAACTAAACCAATATAATCATGATAATAGGACGCTTTTTCGTAACACATATCGGCGCAATTGGCAGCGAAACTGTTATTACAGTTCAGGACTCGACCGATATTGAATTTAAGAACGATCTGCAGGAATCGATCGATGTGGGCGATGCCGGCTTTGAATCGTTTATAGATGGCATAAGAGGCTGGTCGGCGAACGTTAACCTGAAGTACGACCAGGTTAATACTGATATCGATAGCATAATAGCAGATATTATAGACCCGACCCAGGATACCAATGTTAACTGCCTGATAGGTCAGAATGCCGTTACCAATGATATCGCATATAAAGGAACTGCTAAGGTTGCGAATGCCAAGATAACAAGCCAGGTGAAAACCATTGTTACAATGAGTATTGCACTGCAGGGTTCAGGAGGTATAACACAGGAAACTAAATAATCTCTTTTCATAGGTTCAAAACCCGGTGTCCCTGCATATGCTGGGGTTCCGGGTTTTTTTAAACATAAAATATGAAAACCATAACAATAAACAAAAAGGAATACGGTGTGCTTTTCGGTGCCCATCACCTGAAATATCTCGAGCAGGGTGGGTTTTCCGATACCCTGGGCGATAACTTCGTAGAGCTGAAGAACAGGTATCTCATAGTGCTGGCAGGCGTAAAAAACTGGTGCGATCTGAAAAACATCGAATGTGATATCGACCTGGTCGATATCGCCGGATGGGCAGACAGTCACCCGAAAGAGCTAAACGATGTTATAGATTGTTGGAACAATTCGCTCGTGGCAGGCAAGCCAATAAATGAATTTGCAGAGGACCTGGCACACGAAGCAAAAAAAAACAGAAAGCCGCTTCGTGGGAAGAGATTGAGGAATTTTCTATAGGCGAGCTGGGCTTGTTGCGCAGGCATCTGTATACCATAACCCTGGGTGAGATTAAGGTTAAAATAAGAGCCTGGATCAGACATCAGGACCGGCACCAGGAGTATCAGCTCGAGATGCTCCGGATGAAAATATTTTTCGATCAGCTGGGCAATCCTTATCTCTCGCAGAAGCCGGATAGCCCTAAAGATATTTTTCCGATCGGCAAAAAGGAACAGAAGGAATACGATGAAGCGCATCCCAGGATGCAGCCTGATAATTTCAGCGACGATTATATCGATAGCATTAAGAAACTCGGATATACAATTATAAACCCCCCGAAAGATGAATGACATTATAGGAAAATTATGGATGCTACTTGGAATCAAGAACAAGGATTTCAATAAAGGCATGGACAATGCCGATAAGAAAACCGGCAAGCTCGGCGGCTCATTCAAAAAGCTCGGTGGTATGATAACCGCCGCCCTTTCGGTTGCGGCTATCATTGCTGCGGGCAAGGCTTTGCTTAATTTCACTAAGAAAGTCGTAGGTCTTTATGATACTCAGCTGAAAGCTGAAACAAAAGTCCGGCAGGCAGTTAAAAGTACGGGCGAAGCTGCAGGGCTTAGCCTCAGGCAGCTTAAACGCGAAGCTTCCGATCTGCAAAAAAATACAATGTTTGGCGACGAGACTATCCTTAATGATGTAACCGCACAGCTTCTCACATTTACGAACATTATAGGCGAAAATTTCAAGCGTACACAAAAAGTAGTGCTCGATCTTGCTACACATCTCGATGGCGATCTGAAATCTGCAAGCATACAGCTTGGTAAAGCGCTTAACGATCCGGTTGCAAACCTGAGTGCTTTAAGCAAGTCCGGAATCCAATTCTCGACCGAGCAAAAAACAATGATCAATGGTCTTGTTGAACAAAACAAGCTATTTGAAGCCCAGAGCATAATACTTACAGAGCTTGAAAGGCAGTACGGGGGTCAGGCAGAGGCAATGGCTAAGGCTGATTTAACAATGCGGAAATATAAAAATATGTGGAGTGATTATTTAGAGACAGTCGGCAAAGAATTTGCGGAAGCATATATACCGAGGACAACTGTCCTTTTGAAATTTTTGATGCCGGATGTAGAAGAAGAAAAATCACCGATGGAAAAATTCATGGAGGGTTTCAAAGAAAAGACAAAAGGAATGCAGAAAGAGATGTACGAAGAATATGTTAAAGATGTTGAGTTTTATAGAAAACGTATGAAAGATGCCGTGGAAAAGGGACTAAAGGAAGAGGTAATGCATTGGGGTACTCATTTGGATAAGGCAAAGAATATAGTAAACGGGATAGAACTGTTCTGGAAATCCTTAGAGCCTCCTTTGGTAAAAATACCATCTCTTTATGAAAAAATTGCCGTCAGTTTAAAGGAACTGAAAGAACAAAGAGAGGCAGCTATCACCCGGGAGGAAATAGCAGCTATAAACGATAAAGTCAAGGCACTGGAAGCCGAGAAAAAGGCGCTTGACAACCTCACTCAGTCGGATTTTATAAGATCGAAAATGAAGCTCCTTACCACCCGTACTGATATTTCAGGTTTGGTACCGCCGGTAAGCGGCGAACTTGCCGGTGTCAGCTCTGTTCTCAGTAAAAATGTTGAAATGAGTGAATACATACAGGGTATGATCGATGCAGAAACTGTAACGGTGAATCTCGCAGATGCAATATTAGTGCTGTCCATGATTGGAGTAGACGCCTTCAGTGATTTGATGGTTGGCGTCGGCGCGGGCAGTGTAGGTCTGAAAAAAATCTTTGATAGAGTAAATATGCAAGTAGCTGATTTTGGTATAACCTTTGGCAAGCAAATGGTAGCCGCTGGTATGCTTAAGGCTCTTGCTGACAAATTTTTATTTGTACCCGGCGAGCAGATCGTTGCTGCAGGCCTGGCTTTAATAGCCGTATCGAGCCTCTACAAAGGCGCAATATCAAAAGGCCCGTTCGGCTCATCCGGAGGCGGAGGTGGCGCAGCCATAAGCTATGCGACAGCCAATAGATATAAACCGTTATCATATGCTGGCGATAAAAGCAGCAATGTGGTTAAGTTTGTCATTGAGCAGGATCAATTGGTAGGTGTTTTAAAGTCATATAATAATCGAAAGAATAATTTCTGATGGCATACGGTAATATCTATACAAAAACTTTTGTTAATATGTACGAAACCGAGACAGCTATTGCTATCCAAAAAAAAGATTATGCCGGTGAGTCTTATGATATCATATTAAATGTTGGACATTCAATTACAATTCAATATAATCTGAAAGACCGGATATATAGCACCGGGGCGATTATTAACATTCTGAACGATTTTGCAGACAAATTTTTGTTTGCAAAAATGACCTCGGAGCCTTACGAAACCTATAAATTAACAGTTAAACAGGACGGGGATATATATTTTGAAGGATTTCTGCTTCCGCAAACATTCACGCAGGACATTAAATTCAAATCATTTGTAGGGCTGACATTCAGCAATGGATTAACGATGCTTGAAAATATAACACCCTCATTCCTTACTGAAGGCATCGATGACTATATTACAGAGATGGATATATTGATCAATATATTTTCATACCTGAATTTGAATTATACCATTTATATAAATACGACCTTGTATGAAGACTCGATGTCTGAAGCTGAAAAGGCGGATAACCCCCTGAGATTTACTTATATTAACAGGCTGGGGTTTCAAAAAAACGATTTGGACTGGGACGATGCGCTGACTATTCTCAACAAGATATTGAAAAGCATTAATGCAGATTGCTACATCCGGGGTGAGCGGATTATGATCGAGCGTTTTATTGACAGAAATAATAATCCCAAGACCTTTTGGACATACAATCCGGTCACCGAGGTATATAGTAGTACTGAAGAAGCCTTTTCCGAAACAAATTTGGATAATTTAAAATCTGAAGCAGGAAGTGTCAGATACCAGATAGATCCACCAATCAAAAAACTGAATGTGAAACTGAATCTTTTGCAGTTTAACAATATTATTTCCAATAATTTTGATAAGAATATATGCGAGAGCCCCCTGACCTTTTTTTATTGGATGTATAGTCATTTATTGACAATTTTAGACACAAATTTTTCGAATAATTTTATGACGAGAGGTATATCTTTTACAAAATCAGGGGATACCTGGACTGGTTTTGAAAATGCTTATTTGTCATATTATAGTGTTTTTACGAATAAGAATGATGATGTAATTTTAAGTTTGAAATATAAGTGCTGGAAACGTGTTCCTGTTGGATATGTTTTGGATTTTTATTATATGATTGCTTTACGTGCACCTTCCGGGGGGGCCTGGAAGTATATTAATGAAAATGATGATATTGTAGCAGATGAAGTTTATTTAAAAACATCTATTGAAAATGACGGAGGTACATCAAAATTTGATTTTAATATTAACAGAACATTCGATTTGGTTGGCAAATTAGATGAATTAGGAGATATGGATGTTGCAATCGTTGTGAAAGCTCCCCAGATAGGAACAATAGCTAATCCTGATGTAAGAAATCCGCGGGATGGAATATATGGTGATTTTTCCTTGAATCAGGATAATATGAGAATAAACAATCTTTTGGAGGCCGATCTCAATAATGAAGCATATAAAACAATAGAGGAGGAGCTGGATTTATATGATGCCGGGTATATTAATTACAGGACCACGAAATTATTAAAAACAAATGACGCATATCGATGTGCCAATAGCTGGACTGACGGTCTTTATGCAGGCAAACCTCTTCAGCATCATTATATACTCAATCGTGGCAATTTATATAATTCAAGCTGTCCTGTATTAACCAGAGTGTGTATTGATCCGGCGGCAGATATACGAATTGATGATATATTTTACACTGCTCTTTTAAAAGACGATTTGAATAATAATATGAAATTTTATATCGATGATTTTTGTTATAATATGAGGCAGCATACATACGCGCTTACATTAAGACAGTGGATTGCTACCGTCGGCAAAACTATAGCATAATATGAATAACATAACAATAACCGAAAAGCAAATGAATTATCTTGAGGATGTGGTCTATAACGGATTGCAGCCTGCCGGATTTTCAGTTGGCGGAGGCGGAGGTGATACTTCCGGGTTATATTATTCAAAAGTGCAGCTCGATGGCGGACAGCTGGATAACCGTTATTTTACAGAAACCGAATCCGATGCAAGATTTGCATATAAAAGCCATAACCATGATGATCTTTATTACACGAAAGCCCAATTAAATGCCGGACAACTTAATAATCTTTATTATACTATATCGGAAATAAACGACTGGCGGAATTCCGTTACAAAGACCGAAATGGGTTATCTGCATGGGGTGGCTTCAGGCATTCAAGGCCAGATAAATGCACGGGCAATCATTTCAGGCACTCCTGTCGCTAATCAGGTTGCTACATGGATAAACGGAACGCATATAAAAGGAAATCCAAATCTTACTTTTGATGGGACTACTTTAGTAAATAAGAGACATCAGTATAAGCAATATTCAACAGAAGCAGGAAAAACAGATTGGAGATTAACATTATATAACATCGATGCTGATCTTGCAACAATCTTTAATTATGACGATAGTGAAGGTGCTTTTAGAAATATGGTTTTAGGAAATATTACTAATTTTCTTTATTTAGATTTAGCAAATACAAGGATTGGGGTTAATTGTGTTCCTTTGCATGGTTTTGATGTCAACGGAACTGGAAGATATACAAGTAATGTATTATTTGACGCAAATATAGGCACTAATAATTATGTCCCAAAAACAACAGGCTGGCGAGGTAATTATGCCGGTGTATTTGATATAAGAAGATTATTTACCAATGAGCTTGTTACAAAAACATTTATTGCTGACATTGATTTGGCTTTGCTTTCCGGTCATATAGTTTCAAAAAGCGTAACACAAGTATCAAGAGATTTTACGGTCCCGGCAAATTCAAATACGGGTACATTATATGTTGAAGCACTGCCCGGACATCCAACCGCTCAAGTATTTGCTAATAATGATTGGATCCGGTTGCAGATAATAGACAGAACCGGTGGCGGTCTTACCTGGGTGGAAGTCTGGGGAACGGTTACAAGTTTTGTAGACGACGGAAACGGTGAGCAACACTATACATTCACAACGCAAGATGACGGCGGAGCATCGGGAAGTATTGTGCATGGCGGTGCAGCTGCACAGGACTTTGGGCAATCGGGTGATGGATTTATTCAACAGGAAGCAGGATATGAAACTCACACACCTTGGCTCCAGGTAGCTACATGGGTAACGGATCCCTCGGTACCGGCAAATATCAATATTCGTTCACGTCTGGGAAATCTTGCCGGTATCACAGGGCAATCCGGATACGGATTGGTAATAAGAAAAGATAATGATAATTATGTAAGCCAATGGTGGAATTCTGATGCAGATTGGGGTATAAGAGGATATGTAGGCGGAAATCAGGTTTTTAGACTTGGTGATGAAAATAAAATTGCTTGTTTAACGATTGAAAATGATAAATTATATATTGGTACTGGAAATTACAACAATGCAGATACCAAATTTTATGTAGATAATGCCGGACAATTCAGTTTGAAAGATCAATTTTCATGGAATGGAACTGATTTGTCTATTAAAGGAACCATCAGTACGACAATGGCTGGGGGCAATGAAGGTCTTAAGCTTTATATGAATCAAATTTGGGAAAATGAATATAATAATGATTTAGGAGCTGTTTATATAAATTACCATGGTTACCATGCTGGAATTACAAAATTTAGAAATACAATTATAGGAGATGGGAAAAATGCTGCTTTAATGACTTTAGAGGGTAGTGCTGCCAAAATTAACAACTATGCAAAAACCGAATTTCATAGAGGTATAGTTCCTATTAATAAAATTCATGGTGCAAATATTACAATTAATACAGTTTTTGATGCTCTTGCTCCTACAATTCCAAACACAAATAATGAAATGATATTAAACGGAAGCTACGAACATGGTGGGGTTAATATGATTTTAAGTTATGCAAAAAGGACAAGTCCAACTACTATTAATATGTATTATGTTTCAACAAATGGCACTGCAGGCGATGTTACTATAACTGATGGCTCTGAGACAACTATAGATGCTATTTCAATAGCATAGTAATATTGATTATGATGGCTGGAATAAAGGAATTGAGCGAAAAGGTAAAAATATTGGAAGGGCAAATTAATTAAAATTTATAAATTATGAAAAAACTAAAGGTAAAAAACTACGACATGACATTCTTAGGACTGGACGAATCTCCGACAAATACAACCCATTTAATCGAGTACTGTTTGAATTTAATCCCTCCTGGTTCACAGGGCGACCCTGGTGGCTTTAGGCCCATTGATCTTAAAAATGCCATGCGTATACAGAAAGTGCTCGATAAGGCACGTGAGGAGCTTAAAAAGAGCCCTGAGAAAACGAATTTTATCCGCTTAGAAGATTCTGATGCAAGAAATCTTAAAATAATAGTAGAACGATCGAGATGGGGTTCAAGAAGCCCAGATACACTCGATTTTATTAATGAAATCGATGCATTATAATCATACAGAGATGAGCGTGGAGAGATGGAAAAATCATTTAATCATCATTTAAAAGCTAATATTTATTAGCAATTTTTCTGCAATCTCATATGCAATAAACCGCCCTCGGATTAGAGGCACCCCAGCCGGCGATATTATTATTGATATTGAATAATACTTTTAACATAAGCTTAAAACACTAATTATTTGAAGTTTAGCAAACATAAAGCCTTATTTAACCAACATTATTATATAAATAAAAATTGATTAAAATTTATACGTTTGGTTTTGTAGTTTTTATACGTTTGGTTTTGCTGATTATACTATCCAGGAAATCAGAACCCATAAAATTAATGATACCATGCCGCGGATCGGAACTAATGGTCACCGGTATACCTAATTCGTCTTGTTCGGCAATTTTTTGTATTTCGTTAT